CCTGGACTTGAGAGAATACTCACTTTTGCTTTTGCAATGGAATATACTCTATCTCAAGAACCGAGCCGAAGAAGTAGCTAAATACTTGTCCTGCAACATTTTTAGTTACATCACACATCAAACTGAACTACCGGAAATCGATCTCCCATTTGGTTGGAACAGACATTGTCTGGGCCGACGAAGTTGGAGACTGAGAATACGGAAGCTCAGAATGATGGGTGAATTTGACTCGAAGAAGTATACTTATGCTCAATCATTCCTCTATCTAAAAAAAGGTACGCCTATCGTGAGTGAATCATTCATTATTAAGAACTTACGCAAACATAGGGACACCCTCTCCAAGGAGAGGGTTGTTCCGAATGTGGTGTTTGTTCCGAAAACGAATGAAGTATTCATGATTCGTCGCGCTTTTAAAGAAAGAGTAAGAAAGATTGTAAGTCTGCTTGTTCCCCGAGTTTCTTTTGAAACCAAGTTTTGGGAGCCTTCATCAAAGGCCTCATTCGCCTCGAATCGCCGTAGCGGTGGTCAGGCCCATGATATCAGTTTCTCGCAGATTGGAGAAAGTGAGTTTCGTGACTTGGGTTCAAAATCCGTTCAAATTCCAACTATCCGACCGAAGTTTGACACTTTAGAGGATGAGTTATGCTGCACGGCCGTTCCGATCTGTGAACCATTCAAGGTTCGCGTGATTACGAAAGGTCCGGGTAGGACAACTTATGCTCTCAAGGGTCTGCAACTGGCGCTCTGGAGGGGACTTAAGACCATACCGCAATTCGCGTTGATTGGCCGTCCCGTGGAATGGACTGATTTGCCGCCACTTCAACCTGGGGAAAAGTATCATTCCGGTGACTTTTCCGCTGCCACAGACAATCTAGCGAGATTCTGTAGCAAGGTTGTAGGAGAGGAGCTCGCTCTTCAGCTTGATCTTCCAAATGACCTCATTGTAGATTCGTTAATCAATAACGTTATCAATTATGGGAAATGGAAAGAAAAAGACGACTATCTCAAGCCGTTTGTCCAAAGGAATGGACAACTGATGGGCTCAGTACTCTCTTTCATTGTCTTGAATATTGTCAACGCCGCGTTGCTTTGGATCGTTAAGGACCCCCAGATGGAATTCCCATTTGAGACCATGACCTTCAGGGTAAACGGAGATGACAGTGTAGAGGCAATGAATGAAGTGGAGGTTGCTCGATGGTATGAGCTCTCTGATTGCCTTGGCTTGGTGCCGTCTGTTGGAAAGACCTATACAAGTGATCGCTTTGCTGTAATAAATTCAAAACTCTTCCTTCGGGATGAGTTCGGAATCTGTCACGAAAGCTATTACTTGAATGGGGACTTCTTACAATCGACACTGGGCAAGGGTGGCCAACGACGAGCTGTGACTGATCTTTGGAGTGTCCAAAAAGCCTTTGAGAAAGGGTTTGAGGATAATCTCAAGGAGATGTCACAACTTTTCTTCGACTCACACATGGAGCTACTTCGCGAGAAGTCAGCTAGTGCGAGTTGGTTCCTGCCACAGGCTGTGGGAGGACTAGCGTTGAGAACGACCGAACCCTACGAGATCTCACAAGGAAATCGTGATAGAGCGTTTGCGTGTCTCTCCGGTTGGAACGGTTTCGTCAAGAAACTTAAGGATTCACATCCATGGGTTGTTGACAAACAGCAGTTCCGCCGTCTCGCCGAAGATATCGTTGGTACTCGTAGTTCCCGACTAACAAAATTAGTGGAACCTGGATACGAGAGGAAGGTCCAAGCCGGTCTGAGTTCTCTTTACGTTGAAGCACAAAATGGTGTATTGT